GAAGATCGCACAGGCGAACGCGATCGGCGGCCCCGATGCGGTTCCCGACACGCCGACCGGGCTCACGCACGTCAAAACGCTAGCGGATATTGGAAAGACCGCCGCCGAGACGGAGAACCTTCGCCAGCAGACGGCGCTGGAACCGGCAAAGCTTCAGATCGAAGCTGTAAATGCGCACACCAATCGCGTGAAAGCGGCACAGCAAAATATGCGTTCGACTGCCGCGCAATAGGCGCGATCAGAAAGTCAACAGCCAAAAAATTCCCGGCATAGATTCCCCTCATCGGCAGCCACCAGCCGCAACGGTGAGAGAGGGTCTAAAGAATGGCAGACGAACCGGACGATGAAGTTCTGGAATTGACGGAGGAAGGTCAGGTTCATCCTGAGGCCGAAGTCGAGACAGAGGGCGATCCTCAAGATGAGGTCGTCGTTTCGTTCGGAGATGAGGCAGCGCCAGCCTCAGAGCACGCACCGGACTGGGTGCGCGATCTTCGCAAACGCACTCGCGAACTGGAACGTGAGAATGCCGAGCTGAAAAAGGCTCAGCAGCCGAAGGCTCCGGAAGTCGGACCAAAGCCGACGTTCGCGGAGTGCGACTATGACGAGGAGCGGTTTGAAGCCGAGCTTGATGCTTGGAAGGGCCGCAAATCCGAAGCGGAGAGAGCGCAGACTGAAGCCCAAAAGGCTCAGGCCGCAGTCGTGGAGAAGTATCAGGCGAAAGTCGCTGACTACGGCAAACAGAAAGACGCTCTGGGAGCCAAAGACTTCGATGACGCCGAGGCCGCTGTCCTAAGTTCACTGAACGAACAGCAGCAGTCGATCCTGATCCATGGTGCCGAGAACAAGGCAACTCTTGTCTATGCGCTCGGCAAGCACCCGCAAAAGCTCCGGGAACTCGCTCAAATCTCAGACCCGATTGAGTTCGCCTTTTCTGCGGCACGATTGGAGGCACAGACCAAGATGGAACGCAGGAAGGTGACGACCACTCCCGAATCCGAAGTGCGAGGCTCAGCCCCGCTCGCCGGTTCGGCAAAGGCACTGAAGCGGCTTGAGGAAGAAGCGGCTCGGACGGGGGATCGAACCAAACTGATCGCCTACAAGAAGTCGCTGAAACCGCAGGCCAGGTAACAACCTTCTTTCGGGAACACCTGGACAATGGCAAACTCGTTTTCACAGAATATCGACATCTTCTTCGATCAAGTCGTTGAAGGTTTCGACGCGCTCAACATCAGCGCAAAGAACGTTGAGCTTTACAAGCCCAACTCGAACGACCTCGCACTTGGCGGACAGACTTTCTATCGCCCGATGCCCATGCTGACAGAAGTGGTCGATGGCCGGGACATGAGTTCGTCCTACAAGGACCTAACCGAGCTTACGGTCCCTTCGACCCTGACTGAATCGCACCTTCGCAACGTGCCGGTCCAGTTCGTCGGCAAGGATCTGAACAACGAGCATGTGATGCGCAACTCTGTCGAGGCTGCGAAGATCATGCTGTCGAACAAGCTCGACACTCTCGTTGCGCAGGAAATCGCCAACAAGGGCACTCTCGCCGTCATCAACTCCAGCACCATCGCCAGCTATGACGATGCGGCGGAAGCGGATGCGCTCATGCTCGAACAGCAATGCACTCGCGGCCAGCGGGTCATGCTGCTCAATCCGCGCATGGCGAAGAACCTCGCTGGCAACCTCGCGTCTCGCGGGACGATGGCCGGGGCACCGATGGACGCCTACACCCGTAGCGCCCTGCCTCCGATTGGCGGTTTCGACACCTATCGCGTCGATTATGCCAAGTCGATCACGGGCTCGGCGGGAACGGGCTATCTCGTGAATGGCGCTTCGCAGGTCACGACTCCCGCTTCCACCGATGGCAATGGTATTCCGGTCGATAACCGGACCCAGACTCTCACGGTCGATACGGGATCGGGTGCAGCGGTTGGTGATGTGTTCAACATTGCCGGAGTCAACTCGGTCGGTCACATCAACAAGCAGGACACGGGGCAGCTCAAGACGTTCCGCATTCTCGCGATCAGCGGTTCCAACTGGACGATCTCTCCGGCGATCATCCCGGCAGACGGCTCGGCGGCGTCTGAGAAGGCTTATGCCAACGTGACGACCGCTCCTGCTGACAATGCTGTGATCACCATCCTGAACACGGTCACGAAGCCCGTCAGCGTGTTCTACGAGAAGGCTGCGGTCGAAATCGTCCATGCCGACTTCAACACCGATGCGTTCACCGCCTCGGGCAAGATGGTGCGCAAGGCAACGACTGACAGCGGCGTTCAGATCGTGATGCTTTCGGACAGCTCGATCGACACCCTGACGGCCAAGTATCGCCTGTTCGTCTGGGCGAATGCGACCGTTCTCAACCCTGAACTCGCCGGCATTATGCTGGAGAGCCAGACCTAACACGGTCTTTTGATTTGGCGGGCGGCTTTACGGAGTCGCCCGTCATTTTCGTGAGGATGCGATGAAGAAACTGCGACCGAGCAAAGTCAAAGGCCCGAAGGCGGGGCCTAACGGATCGTTCCCGATTGGCGACAAGAAGCACGCAAGACTCGCCATCGGCGGTGCGACACGTTCCCAGCGCGCCGGGAATATCTCGCCTGCGACTGCGGCCAAGATCAAGGCGAAGGCCCGCAAGGTTCTCAAGGGCAAGTAGATCAGAAACTCCGCGCCGCTTCCCGTTCCCCATTATCGCTAGGGCATGGAGCCGCACTGGAACCCAAAGAAGCCCGGAGAGACGGTCCAGTATCCCTTCTATTGGCCCGACATCTATCCAGACACGATTGAGAGCTTCACGCTCACCGTAACCGCTGGCACGGTCACGATTGCCAACAGCGATTACGATCCCCGCATTGTCTATGCGTGGGTTGCTGGCGGCGCGAACGGCGAAACCGCTTCCGTAAAGTGCGAGATCGTCACCGAAGGCGGACAGACGCTCGACCGCACGGCGACATTACTCATTTCCTCAACCGGAGACGCGCTGAACCCCGGTTCCACGCTCACCAAGGGCGCTCTCGTGATCCGCGCCTTGGGCAAGCTCGGGATAGCCAATTATATCTTCGACACGGAAGCCGAAGAGGAC